TGGCGAACAGGAGCTGGACGTACCGGAACCTATCGCAGTGCACCCGTTGATGCCGACTACCGAAGGGCACATAGCCTGGATGCGCGAGCACGTGAGATGCGAGACATGCCTGTGGGGTTACCCCAATGGGTGTGGTCACGGATTGCGGGCATCGCTGAAAGCAACGTGGGGTTGCAACACCTGGGAACCGAGGGAGCCGACGACGTGAAGGATGCCGTAACCCGATTCTGGTACCGCTCCAGGACGAAGAAAGCCGATGGCTGGATTGAGACCGGGAAGCAGGCCCCACCCGAGGGCATCCCGGTGTTTGCAAAATGGGCAGGGAAGCGCGACGTGGTCCGTACGATGATGTGGGTGGGAGGGGAATGGTCGGCGTGGATTTACGATGAGTGGATGCCGACCAGTACTCCCAAGCTGTGGAAGGCGAAGTGATGAGACTCCCGGTGTGGTGTGAGCGGCTTGGCTACTGGTGGCGGTGGTGGTCTCGGGTGTGGCTGCCGAGGCGGTTGGGGCGGGGATGAGTGAGCCTGTCCGCATTGGCGACGCCCTCACCCGCCTCCGCGAGATGGGCGAAGGTTCCGTCCACTGCGTCGTGACGTCGCCGCCATACTTTGGCCTGCGGGACTACGGCGTTGCCGGGCAACTCGGCCTCGAGGCGACGCCGGAGCTGTACGTAGAGCGCATGGTGGAGGTGTTCCGGGAGGTCCGGCGCGTGCTCCGGGGTGACGGTACACTTTGGTGTAATCTCGGGGACTCGTACAACGCCTACAACGGCGGCGCGGGGCCATCATCGGCACTATCCCAAAGGCAGAGCCGCGAGAGACCAGACCTACCCACGGGCTACGGTTTGCGCACCAAGGGTCTCAAGCCCAAGGACCTCGTCGGCATACCCTGGCGCGTGGCGTTCGCGCTTCAGGCCGACGGCTGGTACCTGCGCTCGGACATCATCTGGTGTCTCTCGGGCGGAACATACGTCTACGCCTGGACGCAGAAGGGCCCGGCCCCGATGATGGTCAAGGATCTCGCCAGACTGGACTCGCACACAGTACGCCTCTGGAACGGCGAGCGATGGACCCGTCTCACCGGGGTATCACGCTCGCCCCGCGCGGGCACGGAACTGGAGATCGTACTCCGTTCGGGGGAGCGGATCGCCTGCACTCCGACCCACCGTTTTCCAACCGACCGCGGCCTTCTCGCTGCCGCCGACATCCAGGCCGGCGACGTGATCCGCCGAACGACCCTTCCCGAGCCGACCGACCCGCGCGACTGCGCCCTCGATGAAGACGCGGCATGGTTCGCTGGCCTCTACCTGGCCGAGGGATCGCGGGCGGGCGATACCATTCAGATCGCTGGCCACGCCCGAGAGACGAAGCGCCTGGATCGCCTGCGGGAGATCGCAGCCAAGTATGGCGGGTCGCTGGCTGTGACCGTGCAGGGAAACGGTCAGGCGGTGCGAATGTACGGCAAGGTGCTCGCGGCAATCCTGGCCGAGCTGGTGAGCGGAAAGACGGCGCATGACAAGGGATTCGCCCCGGTGGTGTGGCGCTACTCCAACCGATTCCTCGCGGCCATGGTCGACGGCTACCTGAGCGGCGATGGCCACTACGACGCGGAGAACAACCGCTGGCGTCTGGGCTTCTGTCGCAACTACAACCTCGAGCGCGACCTCCGTACCGCATGCGCCCGGCTCGGCTGGCGGCTGGTGCTGCATCTGGCCACGGTCGCCTATCGTGGTCGCCGCGTTCCCACGTTCCGGGGCGAGCTGCGCAAGGCAGAACCGAACGGACACCACAACGAGAAACCGCTCGGACAGGTTGTCGAGATCCGTCGAGCCCGTTGCCGAAACGTCTATGACCTAGGAGTCGAGGATGAGCCGCATCTGTTCGCGCTGGCATCCGGGGTGCTTACGCACAACTCGAAGCCCAACCCCATGCCCGAGAGCGTGACCGACCGGCCGACGAAGTCGCACGAGTACGTGTTTCTCTTGAGCAAGAGCCCGCGGTACTTCTGGGATGCCGAGGCGATCAAGGAGACGTGCGAGAGCGGGCCCAGCGACGTGCGGAAGATGGTCGAATCGCTCCCGCGCATCGGCGGCAAACACAAGGACCTCGTTGACCTGCTGTCGAAGGCAAGCGGCGCGACGAACATCGGGCAGAAGCGGAGTGTCGGAGACCCCTCCGGTCGCAACGCCCGCACGGTCTGGAAGATTCCCTATAGCCTCTCCGATGCCAAGGCGGTGCTGGCGCTGATGAATGCTGGTGTCGGAGAAGGTGATCTGTGGACCATCGCGACGGCGCCGTTCAAGGGCGCCCACTTCGCCACGTTCCCCGAGGAGCTTGCGCGTCGCTGCATCATGGCCGGCACGAGCACGCGCGGATGCTGCCCCGTGTGCGGGGCTCCCTGGCGGCGCGTGGTGGGACGGGGGGAACTGCGGTCCACGGACGGAACGGCTGACGACTACCGACCGGCGAAGGATGCCGATGGTGACGCGCGCATCAAGGGCCGCTCTGACGGCTGGACGCCGAACCACGTCCGCGACACGCAGACCACCGGCTGGGCCCCCACCTGCGCGCATGCCCTCGACCCCGTTCCCTGCACCGCGCTCGACCCTTTCGCTGGTGCCGGCACCGTGGGCCTCGTGGCTCAGGGCCTCGGTCGCGAGTACGTGCTGATCGAACTCAAACCCGAGTACGCCGAGATGGCGCGAGCACGCATCCACGCCGAGGCGCCACTGTTCGCCGAGGCCACCCCGTGAAGCTCGCGATCTACGCCGAGAGCGGGGCACACTGGACGAACGCGCGGCTGCAGCGGTCGGCGTACCTGCGCCGGCGGGGGCTCGCGGTGGTGGTGTGGTGCCTGCTCCTGTGCGGGTGCGCCGCGTGGCCGAACCTGGCCTACGAGTTCACGGGGAGTTACCCCGAGGGCGGCGAGTGGATCGTGACGTGGAAAACCTTCGGCGTGGAGCGGCATGTCCGGACCTCGGACTACGGGTCGGCGATGATCCTGGACGCGGTGCTGTGGGCGAGGGGACGCACCACGTCTCGGTGACCATTCCGATCCTTGACAGTTTGCTTGAAGGTGTGATAAAATGTAGACAGTGGCAGACCGTAAACTCGATGACATACTCGCAGAGTTCGGAATGCTCCAGGCTCGACGCCGGGACTGGGAGGACGTATGGGAAGACATCGTCTCCTACGTGGTCCCATGGCGCACTGGGTTCACCGATGACTCTCCGAAACAGGGCCAACGACACGACGATCTGATCTACGACGGTACCCCGCTCGCCGCTCTTGAGAACTACGCTTCTGGAATGCAGGGGTATCTCCTTTCCGCTCACCAGAACTGGTTCGGCATCGAGCCGGAGAACGAGCGGCTCTCGCAAGACAGGCAGAGCAGGATGTGGCTCGCCTACGTCGAGCGGGTGATGTACTCCCTCTTCTTGCGCTCGAACTTCTACCGAGCGATGCACGAGATGTTCAAGGACGGGGGCGGTCCCGGAACGGCTACTCTCTACACCGAGGCAATCCCGGAACGGAAGTCGGTATGGTTCTCCTGTCGCCATCCACGTGAGATCTACTGCTTCCACAACAAGCGCGAGGACGTCACCGTCACGGACCGGTACTACCGGATGACGAACTCCCAGATTCTCGAAGCGTGGGCGAAGGACAAGGATGCCACTCTCGACGATTCCTTCGCGACCAACTTCGACAAGAACCCCTACGCCGAACATTTCATCCTACATACCGTTCGGGAGCGCAAGGACTACGACCCGAAGAAAGAGGACAAGACCGGGAAGCGGTTCGAGAGTGTCTACATCGACATGGAGCACAAAGCGGTCGTCAAAGAAGAGGGGTACCGGTCCAATCCATACAACGTGTGGCGCAATGAACGTTCATCCGACGAAGACTACGGACGGGGTCCTGGGTGGCGTGCACTAGCCGACGTGATCTCTCTGAACCAGTACGTGAAGACCGATGTCACCGCGGCACAACTCAGAGTGAACCCGCCGCTCAACATTCCCGAAGAACAGGCCGGAGATGTGGAATGGTTCCCGGGCGGGCGCAACTACTACTCCGAGTTGAACCGATGGGTGAATCCTTCCGAGACCAGGATCGACCTTCGTGCCGGTCTGGACAGGGAGGAACGGAAACAGAAGATCATCGAACGTCACTACCTCGTGGACTTCTTCCTGATGATGGCCAACGCCGAGAAAGAGATGACCGCACAAGAGGTTCGGCGACGGACTGAAGAGAAGGCCATCATGCTCGGTCCTGTCATAACCGGACTGAACCAGGACGTCCTCGAGCCACTCATTTCGCGCGTGTACGCTCTCGCGATCGAGATGAAGCTCATCCCGCCCGCACCCGACCAACTCGTGAAGTTCGGCGGCTCTCTCCAGATTGTCTACAAGGGACCTCTCGTCCAGGCCCAGGAGTCCTTTTTCCAGCAGGAACCGTACCGGCGCACCCTCCAGGACATCGCCGGGTTGCTCTTGATGGACAAGTCGGGGACGACCTACAAGATTCTCGACAACTTCGACTGGGACTACTGGGCGCGGTCCCTCGCCAAGTCGAACGGTCTACCCGAAGAGGTTCTCATCGAGGACAAGATCGTTCAACAGGCACGGCAACAGAGGGCGCAGCAGCAAGCCCAGGACCAGCAAGCGGCGCAACTCCAGACGATTGGCAGGGCGGCACCAGGACTCGGAAAGGCACCGGAAGAGGGTTCCATTCTTGACGGTATGGCCAAGCAAGGAGCCCGGCAGCAAGGCCAGCCGCAGCAGGGGGCCGCATGATCCTGCCAGTCCTCCGGTCCAGGAAAGCGATCGAGAAGTGGCGCATGGCATTCCATAGTCCTGACGGACGGTGGGCTCTCGCCGAGTTGATGCGTGACTCCGGTCTTCTCCAGACCATTGGCAACGAGCAGCAGAGGATCGCACACAATCAGGCTATCGCGCTCCTGGAGAACCTTGGGGGTCTCCAGGGGAAGAACTACAGAAGGATCGTTGACTGCATTCTTGGGTCGGAGATTCCGGTCCAGGCAGTGACAATCCAAGAACCAGTCACGAGAACCGGCACACGTCGGTTGCTCGGACACTGAAGGAGTGAACGAACATGGCAGTCGGAACGGAAGGTTCTGACCCGAACTCAGCAAGCCTCGCGAGCCAGGCCGTAAAGGCCGAGACAACTCAGGGGATTTCGGGTTCGGCCAATCAGGCCGCCGGGGCAACGACTCAGGGCAAGACGTGGGTCGACGATCTCCCAAAGGAACTCGCATCCCGGGTATCGAAGTTCCAGTCTCCGGAAGAGCTGGCGAAGGGATACGTGAACCTCGAGACCAAGGTCCGCGGCTGGCCGGGTGACGATGCCACCGAAGAGGCCAAGCAGGAATACTATAAGAGGGTCGCCCGTCCCGACACACCGGACGGATACCAGCTCGATGCAGTCCCGCTACCCGAGGGTATCGAGTATGCGGAAGGTTCAGACGCACGGTTCAAGAAGGCGTGTCACGAAGCAGGACTTTCGCCAGCGCAGGCGAAGGTTCTGTACAAGGTCGCAACACAGGAAATCGCCGACGGATACCGTGATGCTCTATCAGAGCAGGCCAAGGCTCGTGACACCGCAACCCAGGAACTCCGGAAGACTTGGGGTAAGGAATACGATGCCAATCTGGCCCTCGTCGGCCGAGTGGGCGCGCGATTCGCCGCCCCAAGCCTGCTGAAACGCTGGGACGATTCAGGGATCGGTAACGACCCGGACCACCTCGCTTTCCTGGCACAGATCGGGAAAGCGATGTCCGAGGGTACGCTGCAAGGCGGAACGGGGGCCGGGGGGAACGGCGAACAACCGCTCACCCAGGAGGCCATCCAGAGAGGGGAGGCGTGGCGCGCTTTCCCGAACACGCCGCAGCTCAGACCGAAGGGGAGGTAATCCTCACTAGGTAGCAGAAGTAGCGGGACCGACCGATCGCCAATCCTACCGCCGTTGGCGTAGGACCGTGAAGTCGCCAATCCTCGGGACTCCTGGGTACGTACCGAAGCAGGAGCGGATATGGCAGCACTAGATCCGAACTATCAACGCCTGTCCCTGACCGAACTCGGGAAACGCACCTTGAACGGTGTGGTTCAAGCGATCACGGAGAACCTCTCGAACACGAGAGCGATCCTCCGTGACGGTGAGTGGGTCAAGGCAAACAGGACAACGAGCCACATCCACACGAGGCGTATCGCCATCCCAACCGGGACATGGAGAATCGCCAACGCAGGAAGCGCCCCGGAGGCTTCCCGGACGAGACAGGTCGAAGAGAGTGTGGGAACTCTCGAAGCCTTCTCGACGGTGGATGAGTTCATCATCGACCTCGCGGACGACAAGGCCGCGTTCATTCTGACCGAGGATATGTCCTTCCTGGAGGGGCTCGCACAGACCTTCGCGACGGCCACGGTCTACGGCAGTACCATCACGGACCCGGAGCAGTTCGACGGGCTTCTGACGAGGCTCGCAACTCTCGGCACCTACTGTGTGTCGGCGGGGGGCGCAACGACGCTCACCTCCGTCATCGTTGTCCAGTGGGGGGCGAACAGGGTCCACTACATCTACAAGCCCAACCTTGCCGCGGGGCGGGGTGGGGACGTGCCGGTCGAGCGGAACGATCTCGGCTACGAGACCGTCCTCGACTCGGCGAACAGCTACCCGTACCGGGCGCACCGGACCCAGTTCCGGATGCACGGTGGGCTCGCTGTCCACGACGATCGCAACCTCTGCGCGCTCAGGAACATCTCCGCGTCGGGTGGGGCAACCCTCTTCAACTCGGACAAGATGATCGGTCTTCTGAACATCATGGAAGAGCGAGGCGCTGGGTCGATCATCTACTGCAACAGAACCGTTATGACCCAGGTGGACATCCAGGCCGTCGACAAGGCCAACGTCCTCTACGGGCCGACCAACGTGTTCGGGGAGACAGTGACCGGCTTCAGAGGTCACCCGATGCGGCTCGAGGATTCGATCCTCTCGACCGAGTCGGCGATCGCATAAGGAAGGAGGAAAGCAATGGCAGTCCTAGACTATGATCTGATCTTTTCGGACGCGCAGGCGCAGACCTCCGTGGCGAGCCACAACTCGACGAACACCGTGGACTTCCAGACGGCGAACGTGAACATCGGAGCGGGGACTCCTCTCTACTTCGTGTTCCGCGTCAACACGGCGTTCGCGTGTACACTGGGGAGCGGGACCTTCTCGCTCTCGCTCCAGCACAGCTCCGATGGGACCACCTGGAACATCCTCGCGGGTTCCGCGCTCGCGCTGGGGTACGCTCTGTTCACTGCGGGGAAAATGTGGAGTTTCTCGTTGCCGACCGTTCACGAACGCTACCTCAAGGTGGTGTACGTGATCGCTACAGCGGTTCTGACCGGTGGCAAGTGGGACTCCTACATCGCACTCAGCCAGCCCAGGGTTCCGGCATCTTCGTCCTGGACATAGGCTACGGCCGGGGGGCTCCCGGAGGACCCGGGGGCCTCCCAAGTTCTACGGAGGCTGTATGGACAGCAATCATCAGGCATGGACGGAAGTATGGGGAGCTGGTGGGGTCGCCGCAGACATCTACGGTCTCACGTTCCTCGACACCGACATGCGAGCGAAACTCGTGGCGGCTTACGCCTATGCCGCGTGCAACTCGTACACGACCGGGACCATGGACCTCCTTCTCCTCCAGGCCCTCGAGACCTTGATTCTGGCCAAGACCACGGAAGCGGACTGAGTCATGGTAGTAGAGTGGTATCTCTGCACGGAGACGTGTCAGCACAACGGGCGCATCTTCAAGGCCCACGAGAAATACGAAGCGGGTGTTGTCGGCGACAAGCCCTGCCAGTACCTCATCCAGATCGTGCCCGCGCCGCCCCAGGACGACAAACGGGTCCAGCGGGTCATCGCTGAACTCGAACTCGAAGCAGCCGATCTGGAGAAGGACAACTGGATCAACGGGAAGCGGTCACCTCCGCATCCGATCCACCTCAAACAGCGGCAGCGCATCCTTGCCGCGATCAGGGAACTAAAGGGTGGGCCGGCAACGGAGCCTCCCGCGGCAAAGAAGGTGAAGGATGGTCGCGAATGAGACCGACGTCGTAAACCTCGCTCTGATGCATCTCGGCAATGAGCCGATCACGGACATCGACGGGGCAGACACCGTCTCGGTCTGGGCAGCCGAGGTCTACGACGAGAACAGGGACTACGTTCTCTCGCTCCGGGAGTGGGGTAGCGCCACAAAACGCATCCACCTCGCTCTTGCGTCCATCAAGGACATCACGGCTATCACCAAAGCGAAGCCGCCGGTCGTCACTTGTTCGGGTCATGCCTTCGCGAACGGTCAACTCGTGACCTTCTCGCACATCCTTGGGATGACGGAGTTGAACTCCAACGTCTATCTCATAGCGGGGATAGCGACGGACACCCTCCACCTTCACGACATGGAGGGCGAGGACATCGACGCTTCGGCGTACACGACCTACGCATCGAGCGGCCACATCTACCTGTCTCCGGGTCCTGATTGGGAGTACGCCTACGATCTGCCGTCTGATTGCCTCAGACCCTTTGAGGTGCTCGACGAGAACTGGGGAGGGGTCACTGAGTATCCGTATCAGAACCCCTACGTGGCCGAGGGCCGTGTCCTGTACACGTCCGTCGACCATGCGGCCCTTCGGTACGCCTACCAGGCAACCGATCCGTCGAAGTACGACTCACAACTCGTGGAAGCGATGGCCTTGCGTCTGGCATGGGTCCTGTCGAACAAGGTCACAGGATCGAGCCAGAACATCCGGCAGGACTTGGCAGTCCAGGTGCAGCGGATGAGGATACAGGCGGGGCTTGTGGACGCCCGGGCGAAGCGGAGTCGGGAGCCGCGTGAGAAACCGTGGAGGTAGTCGGTGGCGAAAGCACGGCCTCTCTTCAAGAACTTCTCGGGTGGTGAGGTAGCACCGCAACTCGACGGGCTCATTGACGGTCCCGCGCACGGGTGCTTGACGCTGGAGAACTTCATCGTCCGGAAGCAGGCCGGGATCACGAGGCGGCCGGGGACGAAGTACGCGGGTGCGGCCTACTCTGACTCGGGATACGAGCGCCTCTGTCCGTTCACGAACGCTGCCGGAACCTCTTTTGTTCTAGAGTTCGCTGATACCGTCCTCCGTGTCTGGAAGCAGTCCACTCATGCGGTCATCGCTACCATCTCCGGTGTACCTTGGGCCGACGATGATGTGTTCGCGTTGAAGTTCATCGCAATTCAGGACAATCTATACATCACGCACAAGACATATCCACCCATTTGTCTTACATGGTTGTCTGATACACTCTGGCAACAGAGGAGGTCACCTTACTACAACAACCAAAAACTCGTGGGAGCACCTTCCTACACTCTCTCCGGGCACACTTATGCTGACTTTGTCAGCAGTCCTGATGGTATTTCATGGACAAAAGGAAGTATCGGGGCTGGTTCAGGCCAAGGAGCCGCAGTAAAAGGGTGGTCGGTCAGAGCAGTAACAGGTTTCGCAGGGAAATACATCGCCATCGTCGGCGCTTACGCTCTCAGCGGGATCTTTTCATGTTTCATATCAGAAGACTTGGTGTCCTGGGAGAAAACAGCCGCCGGTTTCCCATGGGTCTATTCTCCCGTGTTGCCACCTTTCCTCGCCGCAAATGATGATATCATTGTTTGTGTCAACTATGCAACAATCTATACTTCCAGCGACGAGGGAACTTCCTGGAGTCAACGTACGATTCCTGTTGGTGTTGCTAGCGGTACTTTCTTCACTGGGATCGTCTGGGCAGATGCCATTAGCCTTTTCGTAGCCATCGGATACAAGACGGGACAAGCCTACTTAATCACCAGCGCAGACGGTATCACATGGGCCAAAGAAACCAATCCTACGGCCGGTGTTTGCAGTTCCGCGCCGTCTCTCTTCTATGTGAATGGGAAGATATTCGGCTCAGAGACTTCTGATGCTAAGATTCTGGTTTCTTCAGATGGCCATACTTTCGTCGAATACGATCTCGTGTTGCAAACTGGGAACAGTCCCTTTGAGGCACTCAACTTCGATACTAGAAACAAGAAATGGGCTGGCATTGCAGCGGTTGCCAGCACAACGTTCTCTGATGGATTGAAGATAACCAAAAGTGCGGATGGTGCGATATGGTCTTCGTATATCCCCCTCTTTCAAGTACCTCTTCAACAGGTCACCAGTTTCTTTATCTTGGGTGACAGGTGGATCGCGACTGCGGTGTACGAGGATGCCCTCGGCGAGACAGACACCAAATCCTATGTCTTCATGTCCGACGACCAAGGAGCCACATGGAACTACGTGGTAGACATCAACGTACAGACTGGCGTGACAGGGAACGTCCAGAAGCTTTGGTTGATCTCCACCAAGTTCGGAAACGTGTCGGGGAAATACCCAGCAGCTATCGGATACGTCAGTCAAAGACTGTTGCTCGGTGGTTCTGTGGATGCTCCGGATACTATCTGGGGATCATGCATCGGGCAACTGAATAATTTCACTCCTGGGTATCTCGGAACTGACGGACTTGAGTTTCGACTGAGTAGCAGTAGAAATGCCAATATCTACTGGATGGAGTCCGTCAACAAAGGTCTGTGCATTGGGGCCAAGAACGGCGTCGGATTCCTTCAAGGTGGACAGGAGACAGGACTGACTCCCAATTCGGCTCAATTCGACTGGGTCTACCCTCACGGGTGTGCGGACATCCAGGGGATACGAGTCGGCAACAACGTCTTCTATGCCCAGCGTGGAGGCGAAATACTTCGGGCCTTCCCTTCCGACGTCGAGATCACTCTTGTCTCCTCTCACATCACAAAGGGAGGCGTCACCCAGTTCGAGTACATGGACGACCCGCAGTGTCTCTTCTTCGCGGTGCGCTCCGATGGTCAACTGCCTATCATGGTCGCCGAGAGTACAGTCACGGCGTGGCAGCGATGGGTGACTCGCGATGGGGACGAGATCGAGAGCATCGCGGTCGTGCCTGCGGGGACCGAAGACGAAATCTGGATGTCCGTGAAGCGCGACATCGGCGGTACGACAAAGCGATTCATCGAGTACAGCGTCCCGTTCGCATTCGAGGACAAGGACCACGTTCACTACGTCGACTGTGGTGTCGAACAGGAGAACGCTGACGAGGATACGATCACCAACGTCACCAAGGCGAACCCAGCGGTCGTGACGGCGTCCGGTCATCCCTTCGTGAACGGGAATTACGTGCTCATCCGGAACGTCGACGGGATGATCGAGCTGAACAACAACGTCTACCAGGTGTCGGGGAAACTCACCGATTCCTTCAAGTTGGTCGGAACCGACTCGTCTCTCTTCACCGCCTACACCTCTGGCGGGAATGCCTACGAAGTAACGGCGACCGTCTCTGGACTGACGCACATCAACGGCGAAGATATCGTGTGTCTCATCGACGGCAACGTAGTCGAGAGTCACACGGTCACCGCGAATGAAGTGACACTTACCCGGAAAGGGCACCACGTTCACGTCGGCCTTCCCTGGTCCTCGAAAGCACAACTGTGTCGGATGGGCACCGGTCTAGCGCACGGCATCCCGAAGCAAGTGTCGAAACTCTTCGTCTGGGTTTACGAGTCCATCGGTGGCAAGTTCGGGTCATCCGAGGCGAAGACGGAATCGGTTGCCTACGACCACGATTCCGAACTCACTACAGACCTTCTCGCGCTTCCCTATCCAGGAGATTGGGACGCCAACTCTTACATCTGGGCCATCCAGAGTGATCCCTTGCCGATGACGGTCATGGCGATCGGTCCCGAAGTCACCGTGGGAGAGCGGTAACATGGGCATTTTGGGCATCCTGGCTATCATCGGAACGATAGGTGGTGCGGTCGTCAGCGGGATCGCGGGACTTTTGACGGCCGCCCACAACGCGGCGGACTTCGCAGAGGAAGTGCCCGTTCTCCGCGGGCAACAGGAACTAGCCGGTGACTATGCTGACCTATCAAGAGAGCAGGCAGACCTATACGAGCAGTACGCTGGATTGGCTCTCGGACAACAAGAGCAGGCCGGTCGCCACGCTGGCCTCGCTACAGACACGGCAACGTTCACTCGGTACCAGGCTACCGTCGAGGCAGGAATTGCGAGGGGACAGGCTGGACTGCTATATGAGCAGGCCGGGATGTACCGAGAACAAGCGGTACTCGTCGGGGCCGAAACGAAGGTACTGGTTGCCGAGAGTCGGGAGCGCGTCACGGCCGCGGGCGAACAGACGAGTGAGGCGATAGCCACGGGTGGGGCTAAGAGCGCGGCTTCCGGGATTGCCGGAGGTGCCTCCCCGATGGCGATGGCGGCCCGGGCCACTCAGGTATTCTCCCGGTACGCTGCATCCGAACAGAGGCGGCAGGGACTCACATCGGCTCAAGGTGCCTTTACCCAGAAACAACTTGGGTTCCAGGCCAGGGGATCAGAGTTCGCGGCAGAGACAACCCTAACGCGCAGTTCGCTCGCGAGCCAGCAAGCGGAACTCTCCGCCCGGGGTTACGACCTCCAGGCAGGCGACTACCGCCTCGAGGCGCAAGGGTACGGCCTACAGGCCCAGGGGTATGGATTGCAGGGCCAGGGAGCTCTTTTGGCGGCCCAGGGATACAATCTCCAGGCTCAGGGTTTGGGTGTGCAGATCAACCAGGGTGCGGGGGACATTCGGGCAGGTTGGACCAACGCATGGCTCAATTTCGGGGCAGGGATGTTGGGAGGCGGGGGCAATATTGCTGCCTTCGGGGCTCAGGGTGGGTTCAATCCTCAATCTCCGACAGGCCCACCTCCTGTGAATGTTTTCCCCTCGATCCGGCCCGCGGGGGCGGGTGCCTCGTGGTTCTCGTGAGAGGTAGGATGAGGTAATGTCACTCGAACCGTCTGCATCTGGCGGGATCTCCTCTGGACTGTCTAACGTCGGTGCTGCTCTCAGCAAGGTCGGCGAGCAGTTCGGCAACCTCTACCTCCAACTCCAACAGAACGCGCAGGCCGGGAGCAAAGACCTCTACAATTCCCAAGTGCAGGCGCAGTACATGCGAGCTCTTGGATATACCAAGGGTGAGATAGAGCGGATGTGGGCCACTTTCGAGAACGATCCGAACCCCGGGCTGGTTGGAGAGGATGGAAACGCTTCCTACCAGACCTATCCGAAGCAATTTGAGGAAGGGTTCGACAAGGTCAAGGACGAGGCCATGAAGATGCTCACCCTTCCAGAAGCTAGGGCCAAGTACGAGAGCCAACTACCGGAACTCCGGGAGGGGAACCTACGGGCTCTTCTCCACCTCGGGACGGTTACGGGAACTCGTGTGCACATCGAAGACTGGAGGAAGAGTGTCAGGTCCTTCATTGACAGCGGAGACGAGGTGTCAATAGGGCAGTGGTATGACATCGCGGAAAAAGGGCAGTTCCTCGATGCCGATACGTTGGCCAAGAATCAGATCATCGACCTGGACCTAGCTCACTACAACCATGTCAAGATTCTTCTTGACAAGAACAACGATCCGAGTGCCGTTCTCTCCGACATCATGCGCCCCGACGCGGAAGTGATGAAGAAGTACGACATCACCACCAAACAACTTGAGGACCTTCGGGACTACTACACCGATGTGGTCGACAAGACCACGAAGATGACCGAAGCCAAGATCAAGGAGAACAGTGCGAAAGTCGTGGACAACATCGTGGGGAAGTACGCCCAGGAGACCTTGATGGTAGACGATCTCAAGGGGGCTGCTGTCATCACTGTGGGGGCCGACCGTGACAAGATGCTGGCCATGTTGGACAAGTTCCAGGCAGCCCAGGGTTCCGGCTTCGAGGGGGTCATAAAGCGGAAGCAGAACGTCACACAGACCTCACTTTTGGCCTCGATGTCAGACTTCGCCTTGAGTGCCGACCCGAACGCCAAGGAGCCATGGAATCCGGACACACTCACTCCGCTGGTCGACGCCAACACGATTCGCGGCGATCAGACGAGTGCTCTCATGTCGGCCTACAACCAAGCGATCAAGGACAGGGCTGGGATGGCCGACCCACAGACGAAACGCGCGGCTGAACTACGCAATACCATGTACAAGGCCGTCAACTCCGGTCATAACCCCGGTACGGTCCTGAAACCAGACGAGACCAAGAGAGATCCCAATCTCCTCGGCGGCCTCGACTTTCTCATTATCGAGAAGGACTGGAAGAATGGCGCTATATCGAACTCGGACCACGACCAGATAGTGGCCGAGCGGTACCGGCTTATGAAAGACTTCGAGTCTGGGATGGGGAACACGAGCGAGGATGCCGAACTCTACTTGGCCGGGATCGCCCTGGATCAGTCCTTGGAATACCCACAGAAGATCAAGAAGGCGCAGGACTACTACATCGGAGCCGGTCTCGGTCACGTCAGCGGCAAAGATCAAGTCTACTGGATCGAACAGATGGACCCTTGGTCGAAGAACGTGATCTTCGCTGACGCTGGTAAGGCGCTCTCGAAATACTACGACGAGGCTATCGCGGCGCGAATTACAGCCGAGGGCCGCGAGAGTCCAGAAATCCTGAAACTCTCCATGGAGCGGTACAACGCGATGCTGGACATCCAGAAGTTCGCGGCCAATCATGCGAAAGATTCGGACGGCGGTTATCAGGCGGTCCAGGACTACACGAACGGTTACGTCAGGGACCAGACGGTCAAGGACCTCATCAACGCAAGTCTCAGGGGAAGTACAGCGATAACGCCCTCCGGAGTTCTGGTCTCTTCCTTCGCATTCCCGGCCGAAACCCATGCCGGGGTGGCAGTCTGGGAGAACGCACGTATCGGATTGGCGAGGGAACTGTATACAGCCCATCTCTACGAACCGACCAAGGTTTCGAGGGAGTATCAGAATCAGCGAACCACGAATGTTCTGGATTACCAGCGTTTGGTGCTCGGTTGGGCTGGGTTGGATGCAAAGGATGTGGTGCCCTCTATCAACAAGAAGCAGCACGACGAGTTCACCATCGGCGGCCAAAAGTACGTCGTGCTTCCAGAACCGGATGAGAATGGAATGATTCACGACAAGGTGTTCAAGGTCATCACGTATGCGAACGGGACCTCCTCATATGTCGAAGGTCCTGGGGTGAGGTAGGATGCCAGACCCACCGGTAACTCCAGGACTCGGGCAAGTCACTCCTACTACACCCGCCCCGTCCGGGTGGGCAGGCTACACCTTCGACGAGAATGGGAACGACGTCACTCCTCCTCCTGTCTTTGCACAGCAAGCATCTACCCCAGAGGGTACGCCCGGGGGAACTTGGGCAGGCTACACCTTCGACGAGAATGGGAACACGGTGTCGGGAAATCCTCCATCCGCTCCCAGGACTCCGGCCACCCAACCCGGTCCTCCTCAGTTTCGGGAACTGAGCACCTACGAAAGACAGAGATGCCTGATGGGCATTCCGGCGGGTTCCAACTCGAACGACATCGTCGACACCGCGGATCTCGTGAAGGTCATCGCTACCAACCTGAACATCCCACCCATAACAGCGTTGCAGGTTGTCAAGACCCTCGCCCCGACTGCCAAGAAGAGGAACGCTTGGTGGGACGGGATGGACGCTCATCGCCTCGAGGAGCAGTTGGATTTCATGGCCCTGGCGAATGCCGGTCGGACCGTCATAGGGCGGGGACGGAAGTCTTCCGAAATCCAGGCGGACATCGAAGGGTTACAGATGTTCCAGCAGTCTCTTGCCCCTTCCGGTATCACCGTCGACTTCAAACCGAAGATCGCCGAACTCCAGAAGGAGTTGGCTGTCGTCTCGGAGAGAGAGAAGGTCGAAAACACTCTCAAGACGCAACTCCAGGAGAAATCCGGTCCGTGGCAACCTGTAGTCGTCAATCGAGCGCAGAAGCAGGGAGCCCCCGGGCCGTTGGCCCTTGGCCTAGGGGCTACCATAGAACTAGGTAGGCTGGCGTCCGGAGCGATCATAGACCTGTTCTCTGGGAAACCGATAGGGACGACATCGGCAACCACTCCATCCATGATGCCGACACAGAAAGAGGGTCCTTCTGTTTCAGGTCTTGACTACATGATCGGGATAGGTAAAAGGGGTCTCTTGGCGATCGGTGGACCGGCGGCGAAGATCGCTGCCGGAGTTTCTGGCGGTGGTGACATGGTGTTCAACATCGCCAAGACAACCTCGGACACGGCGGCATCATTTCAGTATGGTCTTGGGGCGGCGATTCCCACAGCAGCGATGGGTGCTGCCGTAGGTGCTGCTGCGGGTGGGGTGGGAGCACTCCCGGCCGCTGCCGCCGTAGGTACTGCGGGATTCACAGCAGGGACGACAGCCTATTGGACTGGCAGGATGGTAGGGAAGACCTACCGCGACCTAGTAGACGGCGGAGCGGACCCGAAACTCGCCGTTGTCATGGCGGGCATTTTTGGCACTCTCGAGTCCATCGTCGAAACGATCAGCAACGTCCAGATGTACAAGGGGGCCATCCCGGGGTACGCCGAGGCGATCGACCAGTTCAAGGGAACTTTCCAGGGTATCGCTCAGGACATCGCAGCCAGTCCCGAGTTCCGGTCTATGGCCAACGAGGCAACCCAACGGATAGCGAAAGGCATGACCACGGAGACTTGGGAGGATTTTACCCAGAACACACTGGACTGGACCGCCAAGTTCTTCGTGGATCGCATCCAAGGTAGCAACCTAACACCATCCGTCAAGGAGATGGCGATTCAACAACTTCAGACCCTCGAGACCACTCCTCTCGTGGCCCTCAGTCAAATGGCTCCCGGTGGAATCATCCAGATCGGCCAGGGCGCGCTCCAGGACGCCAGGGTTGCGATATCAGAGCAGCGGAAGGCACTGGAGACCACCGTGCCCGGGGAAACCCCACAGCAGGCCTGGGCGAGGGCTCAGGAGGTCATCAAGGGGATTGTGGGGGCGTCGAACCAACTCACGGCTGTTTCCAACAGGTTGACCGATCTCGAGGCCCAGCGGACAGAAGTGGCCCGACAGGGGATCATCAAGGGGACCTATCCCACTGCCCTACTGACCGAAATCGACAACAAGATCGCCGCCCTCCGGCCGGTCCAGCAAGCCCTCATCGAGCAGGTAGGGTTCGTCCATGATGCTGCCGTCGACCCGTCACCGACCACCGATCGGCTTGAACTGGCCAAGACGGTGACCGACCCGGAAGCGGTGGCAATCGTTCACAACCCGGCGATGACCGGGGAGCAGATCGACACCGAACTTGCTGCAGTGGATGAGGAACTCGGAGTCCTGAACGTCGCCAAGGCTGAACGCGAGGCCCTCGCGGCCCAGGTCAAGGCCGCCCAGGCGAAAGAGGCCGGGGTTGCTGGGGTCGAGGCGATAGCGGCCGAGGAGAACGCTCAGAACATCCCAGAAACTCTCGGCAGTACCGAGATGCAGGCGGCTCAGGCTCGGGTCCTTGGGACTCCTGGCCCTCCCAAGCCGGGCCTCGGCGAGCAGATGAGGACCGCGGAAGCCGTTACCAGTGCCGTAGACGTCGAACGCACCCGAGTGTCCAACCTTCAGGAGAAGAAGAAGGCGCTCGAGGGACTGAAGAAGATCAGGGACAAATACGTTCAGTACATCACAAAACCCATCTCGGACAACGTCCACGTCAAGGAGAAGGTGCAGATCGAGGACATCCAGAGTGGGATGAGTAAGGTGAAGGCTGGAGATCGGACCCTGAAAGAGATTCAGGCGTCGCGGGAGTATTTCGCTGAGCACCCCGAAGAGGTCGAGAATCTCAGCAAGAAAGACCGGGCGCTGTATGTGGAAGGTGTCAGGACCCAGAACGAGATCAGCACGAAGGAACTGGAGGAGATGGCATCCGATCGGGAGAGACTCCAGCACTACGGCGTACTTCACAAGACAACCCTGGATAATCAGAAGAAACGCAAGATCGGTTCCATGGTGGAGTCGCTGAAGGCGGCGCTCATGGACACAAAGCCAGCGAGGGGAATACCGACAGAGAAGAAGAACTACCCGGGATCGGTCGAGCAGTTCGCAGGGCAACTCCGGGCCAAGAAGATCACCCTCCAGGGGCCGGAACGGAACATCGACGCACTAGACGGCGGGAAGGTTTTCCATGGGCCATGGCACGAGGAGTTTTGGAATGGTCCGGGAAGAGCAGAGAGCGTAGAGTTCGGCAACACGGCCGACGTCAGGCTACTCGTCAAGAAGAAACTCAAACAGCTAGGAATCAAGGAGAACGAACTCCAGAAAATCTACATCATCGGTGGCCAAGATTTCCGCATGGACGACATGCTTGGCATCCTCGCTGGATGGATGAACGAGAAGCATCGCGCGGCAATCGAATACGGCAACAACGTTACTCCAGAGATGGTTATGGAGATGGCCAAGCTCGTCCCCGCGAACATGCGCAAGACCATCCCGTTCGTCATGGCGATCTACGATGCACAGGAGCCGAGGGTAAGGGAAGCTCATATCGCTATTCATCCGAATCAGGACCCGGGCCACGAAGAGAACTACACCCCTGCTCCGCGCGAGAGCGATACCTTTGGCGATCTCAATCAGACTCTCATGGATGAGATAGAACGCAGGGGAGCCATCGGAGCAGCACTGACGAAGCAGAAGATGGAACTTGGGTCCATGAAGAAGAGACTGGAAATCGCAGCCGAACATCAACCGAAGGTGCAACTCGGACTGTTCAAGAACCTTTTGCGTCACTACGATCAAGCCGAGCATTTCGCTAACTTCGCAGACCTCACCGAGACACTCAGTGGGGTGCTCGGCGACAAGGAGGTCAGGGACCTCTTGAAGTCCAAGCGTGGACCAGAAATGCTCGCGGCCATGGACGACTACCTCCAGAACATGAAGAACCCCAATCTGAACAAAGCCATGGCTGGGGAGAAACTGGTGGCCGATGCCTTCCCCACCCTGGGTGGCCCAACGCTCAAGAGGCGTCTTGCTCTTGGCTTCATCGCGTGGAGGACTATCACCGGAGCCAAGCAGCTTACGTCGTACTTCAAGGCCCTTCCCTACATGGGGAAGGAGTTCATGTCGGGAGTCTACGACATGGTAAGGCACCCGGTAGAGACCCCGCAGTTCATCGAGGAGAGTGACGGGGTGATGAAGGGCCGAACCTACGACCGTTGGGCTTCAGACATGAAGCAAGGCAGTCCGCTACTAGTCGAGAAGATTCTCAAGAAGTTCGGTCCAAACGGGATGGCTCTGGTCTGGTTCGTAGACAAGGAGACGAGTTACGCGGTGTGGAAGAGCGTCTACAATCACAACGTCGACAAACTCGGCCATGAGGCTGCCGTTCAGGAAGCCCGGAATGCAGTCCTCCGGACTCAGTCGGTGGGCAACCCGAGGCATCTACCGATAGTCTTCCGGTCTCCCAAAGAGTTCATTCAAATGCTCACCTTGTTTGGTATCGACAAGAACCAAACGTGGAACATCGCTACCTACGACATTCCTCAGATGTTGAAGAACAACAAGAAGATGCAAGCGGGAGCAACGATGCTCGCTCTCACTCTCGGTCTCGTGGCGGAAGGGATACTGTCCCACAGGAGACTTCCGAAGGGTAGCGAATGGTGGAAATGGCCAGTCGGAGAAGCGATCGGAACCATCCAGTTCGTTGGCTCCTTTGCTCAGTCCGCAATGCGAGGATGGCAGTCCAGGACGGAGATTCCAGCGGGCCAGGCGGCTGGGATCCTGGGTTCCATGGCCAGCAACGTGATGACCGGAAGATACAAGAAAGCTCTCAACCTCGCGGATGACCTTGGGTATCTCATGTTGCTCTCCCAGGGCCTTCCTGCACAGGAGATCAGGAACATCCTCAAAGGTGCGCAGTACATCTACAAAGGTGACGTAGGGAAAGCGGCCATGGAAGTCTTTGCTGGTGGTCAAGGGGCTCAGCGAACGCCGGGAGGATTCTGAAATGGCCCTCTACGACGCCGAGCAGATGGTCTACGGGAAGAAGCACTTCAAGGATGACGCCGAGTTTCAGGGACGCGCTACGTTCACGGGCGGCAAGAGACTGAATGGGAAGGCGGTCACTGCGGCGTACACGTTCACGGACACGGACGGGATCGAGTTCCTCCTGGTGACCACGGGGGCGACCGCCATGACGATGACGCTGCCCACGGCCAAGGATAACACGGGGCGGACCATCACCATCCGCAAGATGGACACGGGTGCGGGGAAGATCACGGTGGACGGCGAGGGTTCCGAGACCATCGACGGGAACCTCACGGTGGGCATCTGGTACGTCAACAACTTTCTCACGTTCCTGTGCACGGGGACGGCGTGGCTCATCGTCGGGGCACCACAACCGTTTATGATACCCCATGCATTGCGAGCATCGTCGTGGGAGTTGTCGGCGGGAACAGCAGCGGCATTCACCGATGCCTGGGGTGTGGGGGTGGCGAATCCATATGTCCCTACGGGGGTAAAGTCGCTCGTTCTGGAGGCTGTCTCGGAACTGACTGCAACAAATGCCGCGGAAGCATACGTCGTGACGTATCTCCGAAAGAACGGTTCAACAGAAGCCGCAGGGTTGCGGACAAATGGGCCGTTCTTTTACATCTCGCCTGCTGTTGCTGGGTGTTCCTACCGGCATAGCCATTCTGGCCTCATGTGTGCTTGCGACGCCAACGGGATTGTTGAATATCAGGTTACACCAGCCAACGGCGTTGGAAAGCTCTATTTAACGACGGTCGGCTACTCGATGATGGGCTGAGATGAAAACGTGAGACGGAACCGAATCAGTAGGAGGGCGAGATGAACAGGATACCGGAGTTCGGAGAGTTCAAGGCTGACTACATCCAGGGAGCCGGGAGCGTCAGCGGACAGACGTGGAGTCACATCGCGATTCTGGGCGCCACGATCTTCAGTTCGCTCACCGGGGAGTACGCGGTCAGTCTGGGAGCACTCGTCAGCGGGACGTTTCCCGCTGGCTTGATCCTCCAGGGCAACTTCACGGAGATGACCCTGGTGAGCGGAGCCGTGTGGGCTACGAGGTCACATGACTAGAGGTTGACACCGGACTGTGTCCAACGATAGGAGGACAACATGAGTGACCACATCTGCGACAAGGCGCTGACGATCGAGCAGCACGGCAAGGACATCGCGAACCTTTTCGAAGGACGGAACGCGCTAACCGGGAGGATGACGCAAATGGAAACGACGCTGTACGGAGCTGAGCGCAACGGCGCTGCTGGTTTCCTCAAAGAAATGCGCGTGGTCACCGATGTGATGGCAGGCCAGGTCAAGACTCTCGTCGACAAGAAAGCGGGTCTACGGTCCATGATGCTGGCCGCTATCCCTTCGCTCATCGTAGGAGCCGTAACCATCGCCACAGTGTTGCTCACGAGGAAGCCGTGATCCGCGAAGCGTTGCTCACGCCGAACGACTTCTCGCGACCGGGCCTGCTCATACGCCGCGTGGACTGCATCGTCCTGCACTGGGTGGGGAACCCTGGTACCTCGGCCGAGGCGAACCGCCGCTATTTCGAGAGCCTGAAGGACGGATCGCGGAAAGCCAGCGCGCACTACATCATCGACCGGACGGAGATCGTGCGGTGCGTGCCGGAGAACGAGGTGGCCTACCATGTCGGTCAGCCGGCGGGCTCTCCCTACACGCCGTGGGCCACGACGAAATGGGGAGGCGAACACCCGAACTGGTACTGCCTGGGAATCGAGCACTGCCACCCTGACTGGACGGGGGTTTTCGAGCCGGAGGTCCTTCGACAGTCGCACCTTCTGTGCGCCGGCCTGTGCTGGCAGTACCATCGTGACCCGATGGTGGATATCATCCGGCATTTCGATGTGACAGGGAAAACCTGTCCCTCGTGGATGGTTTCGGTACCGACCGAGCTGGAACATTTCCGGCGGGCGGTGAAAGCGATACTGGAGGTGTAGAGGTGTCAGATGTAACCCCGTCCCCGGCGGTTCCCGGGGTGGTAGCAGCCCCTGCGAAAGAGAACTGGACGTTGACGTTGGTCAAGATTTCATGGCCTGTACTGGCCGCGATTCTGGTCATCGTCACCTCCGTCATCTCTCTCGGGCTGCCGGACCGCATGTCGACGTGGATGTCGGCACTGCCGATCTTGGCGGGCATCGACGCTGCCATGGGTGCCGTGGCGTTCGGCGGGCCGGCCATCAAGCGGGCGCAGGAGGCGCGGAATGGCAGCAGTGGGTAGGGTACTCGGCTGGCTCGGGTGGATCCTGCTCGCCGCGGTGCTCATCGTGGCCTATGCGGCGACGATGGGCGCCGGCGGCGGGATACTCGATCTGCTGGCCAAGCTGAAACCGAAGGGGGTGAAGGATGCGGGGGATGATGCGCGCGCCGCGGCTGCGGCTACTCTGGCCGGTGCTGCTCCTGCTGATGTTCTCGCCGCTGCCAGTACGGCCAGCGGAAGTGACGTCCCCGGAGTCGTCGCCGCCGTCAGCGACAGTGCCGTTGCAGACCTGTCTGGACGAGCTGACGAGGCTCGAACAGAAATCCATCGAGCAGGTGACGAGGCTAGAGAGCGACTTCGCCGAGCGTCTACGCCTGGCGGTAACGGTAGCGGCGGCTGAGGCGGTCAAGCCGCTCCTCGTGGAACTCTCGGGCGTGACGGCCGAACGGGACGCGGCGTTACTTTCCCGTGGTATCTGGCGGGTAGTGGGAATCGGTAGCATAGCCACGGTCGTTGTTACGATCGTGGTAGCACTTTTCAGGAGGTAGAACATGGCGATCTACAGCATCTCGAACAGGACGACGAACGGGACGAGTGGTGTGACGGCTTTGGAGATCATAGGTAGCGCGACGAAGCGCGCAAAGATTCTATGGAGGTCTTTGGAACCCTGAGTGCCATCACCTGGAAAGCTGGCACACTGATTGGGGGCGCGTTCGAGGAAATAGAGTTGGCGTCCGGGGCCGTCCTCGCGTACTGCACATACGACTGACGAAAGGAGAAGATCGTGCCACTCACACCGAAAGGCAGAAAGATCATGGCGGCGATGGTGAAGCAGTATGGAAAGAAGAAGGCGAAGAACGTCTTCTACGCGTCGATCAACGCCGGGAAGATCAAGGGAGCAGAGGGAAGAAAGAAGCACTAGCCTCGTCGAGAACCTATTCTCCTCTGCGGCCTGTGCTTTGCCAATTCCCCGCGCAGCAACGGGTCGTAGTCGTCGGTCCGTTTTCTGTCGGCCTTCCGAGCTTCCTCGATCGAGGCCGTGTGCATCGGCTTCGCGTGTGTCTCACCCCACCACACCGCCACACCTACTGAGTTCACGAGGTCGTCGTGGACCTTCTCGCTCATCGCCTCGAAACTCAGGTTGGCCGTGGTGCGATTGATCCGACGGGTGAAGCCCTCCAACTCATCTCGGAACGCTTGCGCGTACTCGAGCGACTTGGCGATCTTGATGCGGCCGGTCTGGAAGACTCTGACCAGGGCCGTCACCATGTCGACCTTGGGGAGATTGGTGAGTCCGGCGGTGTTTTGAGTCTCTACCGATCCAGCGGTGAGCCAGACACCTTTTGCCATGACACCCTTGGCTCGGATGTCTTGCACGATCCCAACACCGACCCCGGTGGCCTCCACCACAAGGACAGCTCGCTGGATGGTGAACCGTGGGTCGTTCATAAAGTCGACCACTTGCTCCACCAACACGGGATAGGGTGTGCCGAGTGCCATCCGAGCCAAGTAGATCACGTCGTAGATCGTGGTGAACCCGGTCAGGGGAGTCCCGATGTATCGGCGTGCCGACACCGACAGGGCGGCGTAGTCTTTGAGCTGCCCGCAGTCGAGGCCGACGAAGAAATCCCGATACTGGCGAGATGGAAGCGTGGGTTTGGGTGTCTCTTCGCTCATGGCTCGCTTCTGAACCTTGGGTGTCTTGCTTGGGATGGCTCGCTCATCGTCTTCTATCTCTCTTCCGCTTCACGTCTCGCCAATTCCCGCTTTTCCCTTTCAGGATCGTGTCCCAGGCTGCAACGTCATCCTCTGACTCGAAGGGGTCGCCCATCTCCTCTACTGCTGGTTCGTCAAAGGCGGCGAATAGATCATCCGCCGAAAACATAGTGCCTTCCAGGTCCAGGAACTTACAAAAATACTCTTGGTCGTACAACTCCGGAATCATCGTCTGGCGTTCAGCATCCAGATGTTCCTTCGGGATACGAGGGCAATCGTCGGCTGTGACCCTGATCTTCTCCCACAACTCTTCAGAGCCGTGTTCCCAGATCGTATGAAAGTGGCCACGTTTGCCCTTCGGGGTCGACATGAGCAGAATCCTGCACTTGGGCGCCACAGCCATCATGGGTGTCACGAAGTTGAAGAGAGGGTCGGGCACACGAGCGTCCTCGTCGATCACGATGAGGGAAGGAGCGGCGAAGCCTACGATCGTGTCCTCGGTACCAGGTAGGGCGATGATCCGGGACCCAGTGGCTGTCTCGAGGGAGAGTTGGCTTTCTCGTTCGATTGGCGGTGGGTCGACCATCATCCGGAGACGTTCTTTGACGCGATGGAAGAGTTCCGAGGATTGGCGAAGGGAAGGCGAGACGAGGAGGGTGAGGGAACCGGGGTCGGTGTCGGACGTGTAGATCGCCAAGTCGGCAGCGACCTCTGACTTACCCGATTGGCGCGAGCACAGGAAGATCATCCTCTTCCGGCGTGACAGCATGGCCCTTCGTTGCCATGGATCGGGGACTATCGGCTGCCCCTTCTGGTCGCGCAGTTTCGCTTGACAGTACACGATGGGACTGAGTTCCAGGGCTTCCGCGAGCGAGTAGGGGGCGCCGTCACTCATCGGTCGTCTCGCGCTCCCTTTGCTGCCTCTCGAACTCCTCTTCCAACGTCAGTCGCCTCTGGTAGACCTCGTCGGGGTCGCCATTCTCACGATACTTCCGGGCTTCCCGGCGTTCCTTCTCGAAGGTGATAGTGGTGGTGTTCTGGACCACCGCGGGACCCTTGGGGGTCTGAATGTCGAGGATGAGTTTGGCGGCCTGGAGGCGAACCCTGTGGTCGGGATTGGTGACGATGTCGCCAGACTTGCTGATGAACACGTTCTCGGCCTCCAGGGCCTCGTCCAGAACCTTGAACACTTTCTGCACATTCGGACCAAATATGCGCAAAAGATTGGCAATATCGGTCGAATTGCGCACCCTATCGAGTATTTTGCGCGCTTTTGCTGCAGGGTGCTTGGCCTTCGGGAAGAAGGCTCTCCCGATGTCGGCGTAGGAGGCCATAGGATTCTCGCACGAAGCCTTGAAGACCTCGAAGTCCTGGCCGGTGAGCCCCCCATACCACGCAGGATGACTGCGGCCGTAGGGTCGCCTTACCGGCAGAGGGGCTGGAAGAGTCTCTTCCGACGACATTCCTCTATTCTATCACTCTACGGCGCGTTTGCGAAGGTCTTTCGCACGTTCTATGTAAGCATCCACGTCCGCGATCCACCTGATCTTGGCCGGGTCGTAGTTGGCGTACTCCTCCTTCGGGATGCCCGGGGGAGGTTCCAAGACCCCTTCCTTGATGAGTTCCGGTATCGACTTGCCCGTCTGGATTTCCTTCGCCACGGCCTGAATCTTCGACTCCTTGAGATTCCCGTTCAGTTCCTCGACCTGCTTCCGCAGGAAATCGTAGTCCGTAGCCTGGACGATCCGTACCCCTTCGTGGAGTCCGTTGTTGACATACCCCACGTACACGTCCAGGCGCGCGAGGGTAACCTCGATCTGCTCGAAGATGGCATCCTGGGTGGCATCGTCCCATGGGCGGATGAGGTCGTGGGCGTTTCGGACTGCCGCGGCCCACTTGGCGTGAGGCAGTTCGGTGATGGCACTCCGGTCCGACAGGTTGAAGACGGACGGTCTTTTGTTCTCGTACCGCCCAAGGCGCAGAATGGTGAGGATGGTGAGCAAGGCGCCGGTCTTCATGTAGAGCATCATCGGCTCGGTCTTGATGTCGTTCTTCGTCTTGACCCAGTATTCGTCGGCCGTTCCTTTGCCCGACTTGGTCCACCACTCCTTCTTCTCGGTGTTCCAGAACTTGGCATCGAATCTGTCGCCACCGTAGTCCACTCCGATCAGATAGATGGGGTGGTACCCGAGCGACAGGGCCAGAGCAAGTTCTGCCGATACGGCATCGGCCAGGGGGACGAAGAACCCTCTGATCCAGTCGTAGGCGATGCGCTGAACGGTGAGGTAGTAGGGTTCGGAAGAGTCCATGAGACCGAAGAGGGCGATCTTGGCAGGCCACATCTTGAAGTACCCAGGTGGTCCTCCGGGGTGAGTGACGAACGTGGTGTTTTTCAGTTGCTCTGGATGGGGAAACAGGAACTCGCAATCAACGGAGAACCGGGGGTCTACGCCGACAACGTAATTCGGCGGCCTTCCATAGTAAGTCAGGGTGGAAACGTGAGACGTCGAACAGATGACGTCGCCAGGCCATTCGATCATCTTCTCGAGGTAGTCGTTGAGGGACGATCCCGAGCCGATGACGAGACACGGTTTCTTGCCGTCCACCGCCGGGAGGTTGTGGACATCCAGGACCTCTCCGGTCTTGTGGCCTTCCTGGAGGAACTGGTAGTTGATGTGGGCGTTTCGTACCTCATCCCGGAAGTTCTGCCTCTTCCAGTTCATCTTGAGTTGGGTGTGGTCGATCCGGATTTTCTGCTCCGGGGCGTTGTCGATCTTCTGTCCATCAGGGCCGATCATAGGGGTTCCTTTCTATTGACTCTCCGGTGATGTATTTCTGCATCTCATCCCAGGAACTCTGGTGCTCTCTGACGAGTGGCTCGTTGGCCCTCCTGAAGGCGCCTATCTTTGGCATCTGGCGTATGCGGACTTGCATGTAGCGCATGAGTTGACCAGGGATAGGCAAGATGGCGCACGTGTGCCACTTCAGGCCATCCGCCGAATCCTGTACCTCGGCGATCAGTCCCTGATTGGGAATCATGTCGTTGCCGAGGTCGATGACATCTTGGTTCGGCCTCATCGAGAGTCGGGAGTCAAGAAGCGCCATGCCATGTCCTCCTGTACTCCTCAAACGCCTCGACTCCACCGATCTTCCTGGCCATCCAGAACTCGGCGAGGTCCCACTGGTCGGGGTGGTCGATGTGTAGCTCCTGCCACTCCTCGGTCTCGAAGAGCCACGGTTGGCCATCAAAGAACTGGAAGATCCCGGCCTCTGTGGCCAGTCTCGCCCACTCATAGTACCCCGCGGTGCAGACCGTGAGGGTACCAACCGTTGCGTAGGTTGGCCAGTACCGGGAGTTCCCGATGTCTGTCCGGTACTGGTTCACAAGCCGGTCGCCCTCCTTCCGCAAGAAGGAGAAGTCGGTCTTGCAAGCTGAACTCATGGACCGGATGCCCGCAACGGCGTCTGGATTGGGCGAGGCCATCTTCTCGTCGAACGCCCGGATGATCCGGTCGTAGTCACCCGGTTTCCGGAGCGGGTTCACCACGAAGTCAGGCAGCACGTACTGGATGTTCCCGATGTGTTCCAGCGCCCATAGGTAACCCCACCAGGTCGGGAATCCTCCTGAATCCTGACATGGATGGTTCATCGTCTCTGGCCTGACCAAGATTTCGATGTTGTACTTCAGGAGTTGTGCCTTAAGACGATCTGCGTGTTTCTCGGTCTCTGCCACCAGGATTGACGTGGTGATGAGTTCCGAGGACCACGACTGGAGTGCCCACCACTCGTCCGGGGTGTGCCCGCACAGGAGCCCCGAGTGCTTGTTGGGTAGCCGCTCCGAAGGGTTGGTAAAGCCGTCTCTGGTTGGTGCGATCCTGACGATGGAGCGTTCTGTGCCTCTGTTCACAGCTTCATCCCTTCAACCATTTTGAGCATGGCTTCTTTGACTACGTCGTATATTCCGATCAACTTGGCACGGTCGCGGTGAGCGTCGGAACCGTGGACCATCACGATCGCCATGGATTCCTCTATCTCCTTTGCGTTCACGAACATCGCCTGTACGGCATTATGCCGGGCCTTGAGGGCGACGATAAACTCTTCGTCGACATAAGGGAACTGGTCTGTAGTCATCTGAGTCCTTTCAGTGGGTCTTGTGTGAAGTATCGAGCAGTGAAGATGTAGATGAGGACGAAGGGGAGAAAGATCAGGATGGCCGCAGCGCAGTTCATCCCCTGGGTGTTCTTCACGATCACTGGAGCTTGGGTTGCTGTATCCAGAATGCCGACGATGTAGGTGAAGGTACTCTCCATCCGTAGGATGAGAGATTGCCACAGGTAATCGGAAGTGGATGCTACAGCCTGGAAGAGAATGAGTAGACCGACCACGGGGCCGGCGTTCGGGATCGCGATGGTACGGAGTACGTCGATGTCTGTGGCTCCTGCTATGACGGCCTCCTCGAAGAGTTCCTTGGGGATACCTCGGAAGTAACCCATGGAGAGGAGGACGCCAGATGGGAAGTAGAGGAGAGGAACGGCGGCACCCACTAGGGTACCGGTGAGTCCTATCCTGGTCACTTCGAGAAACATGGGAACGGTAAGAGCCACCCGGGGGACGAGTAGGCCGGTGAGAAGACAACCGACAACTACCCGCCAACCCCGGGGGCGAACCGACAACGCGAACCCGGCCGCTACCGCTGCAACGACGGAGGAAGAGACACCGAAGCAGAGTAGAATCACTGTGTTCGCGATCCACAACACGAGGTTCGGGGCGCTGAGAAGAAAGCGGTATGTCCCTGCCGTAGGTTCGGCAGGGAAGAAAGACGGGGGAATCTTCGCCATCGAGGCGCCCGAGGAGATGGAACCGACCGCCATCCAGTACAGAGGGAAGAAGAGGAGAAGAAGGAAGACGACCAGGATGGCTTTACGCACAGGATGTCCCCTTCTGGATGATGCGTGCGATACCCACCCCGACGGCGATCACGACGGCCATGATGATCGTCTTGGCCGAAGCAAGACCGAAGTCATTCTGGACAAAAGCGGTCTGCCACACGTCGAACATGAGGGTAGCGGACTTCCCGTCCGGAGCTCCGTTCGAGATGAACCGTGGAGTCTCCCACATCTGGAAAGCCCCGATGAACTGCATCACAGCCATGACGAGGACTGTGGTGGAGATCATCGGGAGGAAGATGCGACGGGAGATGAGAGCATTCGAGGCTCCATCCACCCGGGCCGCATCCTTGTACTCCTGACCGATCCCGAGGAGTACGGAGAGGAAGACGACGGCCTGCCCGCCCACGTTGGCCGAGAAATGGGAAAGTGTGATAGCGGTCATAACGGCGAGGGGAGAATGCCAGAAGTCGAGTCCGAGAGACTTCATCGCCACGACGGCCCAGCCCATCGGGTGTAGAAGAGACCGCCACATCTGGGAAATCACGAGACCTGCCGAGAACGTTGGAAGGAAGAAAAGGAATCGGGAGGCGGACAACCATCTTCGGCCCGCGTGATAGGCCGTGAAGGCCAGGATGAGTCCACCTCCGACTTGGAGGATGACGGTACTGACGGCGTAGAAGGCAGAGGCTCGCAACGCGGAGAGCCAGTGGCCTTCCGTGAGTGCCGTCACGTAGTTTCCGAATCCTACCCACACGTCGTCGTGGAGGAGGTCGGACTTGAAGAAGGAAAGGTAGCCTACGCCCATCACTGGAAGCAACCCGCACAAGAGGAACCCGAAGAGTGCAGGCAGTAACAGAACGTAGGCTACCAAAGGTTTCACTTCTTGACGGCCTCGTTGATGAACGCGGCGTAGGCCGCCAGGGCTTCCGCAGGGGTCTGGTCACCCTTCCACATCGCCTGTAGGCGCTTCGGTAGCTCCTGCCGGATCATGGTGTACATCGGTAGGGTGTAGCCCACGTCCATCCAGCCGGCCGTGTTGGCGATGTCACGGACCACGAGCCAATCGGCTGTACGGACTATCATCTCGTCCATGGGGGGATCGGTAGGCACCCTGAGAGCCGAGAACGCTCCCTGTCGGGTGAAGGCATAGTTGGTGTCTTTCCCTGTTGCCCAGACGCTGAACTTGGCTGCCGCTGCATTCTGGGCCTTGTCTCGCTTCTCGAAGGCTACCATGGTTGAACCAGCTCCCACCGTGGGGGTTACCTTCACGCCTTGGCCAGCGGGGAACGGGAGGAACTTGTAATCGAACCATGCCTCGTTGAGTTTCTGATCCTTCGCGATGGCCTTGTAGACGAGTACCCAGTCCGGACGCAACGGCATGAAGGCGACGTTGCCTTTCATCCAGATTTCGAGTGCGGCATCATCCCACAGTTCGGCCGCCTCCTTGGGTGCGTAGCCGTTCTTCACGAGATCGTTGAAAAAGGTGAACGTCTTCAGGCCAGCGTCAGACTGAACGGTGGTCTTGGAGTAATCGCCACCCGTGAAGATCCTGGCTCCGAACGCTCCGAACCAGTTCACGTAGAGGTAGTCGGAACTCGGGTTGGCTGCGAAGAGGACGGTGGCCCAAGCTCCAAAGGATTTCAACTGTTTGGCCATGGTGAGGAACTCGTCGATGGTCCAACCTGCGTTGGGGATCGGAATACCGTACTTCTCCAAGAGTGTCGTGTTGACGCACATCGCCTGACCGGGGGAAGGATTCGGGAGGCCCAGAATCTTCCCGTTCCTTGTCCACGGTACGAGATCGTAGAACTCTGCGATCTCGGCCTTGGTCATGTAAGGCTTCAAGTCCATCGCCTTCAACTTCGAGGTCTGGATCATGTACTTCGAGGCACGCCCCGTGAAGTCCACGAGGACGTTTGGCACGATCCCGGCATTTATCATGGAGTCGAGCGCGATGGTAGTGCCATCCGCGGTGTTGAAGCCGATGTAGTTCACATTGATCTCCGTGAGTGCCGTGAATACTTCGATCTGCTTTCCCCAGATGGGCCCATAGACTCCGGCAGCGTCGATGGTCACACCTTTGGTGACCACTCGATTCCTTCCGACCGCTCCGCCGATTACGATGGCCACTGAGGCCACGAGCAGGGCCGCAGCGACAAGCCACGGCAAAAACCTCTTCATAGAACCTCCTCTCCTGCCTTTCCAGCAGGAATGCTCAAAACTGCTCCGCGGAATCCGCGGTCGCAGATTGGTCCGTGTCAATGTTGTCCTCCTCCGTAGAGGGAACCGTCTTCTTCGGTGGCCGGTCCGAGCCGTCCAACGTCCCGCACTTCGGGCACGGACCGGTGGATGTAGGCATTCGTCTCAGACCACAGTACCGGCAGTGCCGTGCCACGAGTTGCTGATCCTCCGGCTCATTCATGGCGGCCATGATGGTCGCGATGTTCTTGCAGAAACCCTGGAAGTTGTACTGCCTACGATCCTTCTTGTCGAGTGCCCACCAGTTCACTAGCCCAGTCCGGAAGTAGAACTCCACGGCCTTCATCACGTCGTCTATCTCGCACCGGTCGAAGACACCCTTTGCCGAGAGGTAGTCCGAAGGCCCCGGGCGCACGAGACGAGCGGTCACCTCAGCGTACCGCTTGTACCACGCAGTGGCGATCTTCATGTGTGGCTCGTTCGGGTCGTAGGGCATCGTCGCCTTCTCCTCGTCGTACCAGGACGTGGGGAAGGTCTCATCGTTCACTCCCGGGGGCGGCGGGATGGAGGGGCGTTCCTTCATCCGGAGTCCAGGCTGGTTTTGCCTCCACTTTGGAAAGTGAAGGTACCGTTGCCCGTCGGCTTCGTAGAGTCCGATGATCCCGGCTTCATTCCACCGCTCCAGGTATTCTTCCATCTCCTCCCAGGTCGGATGTTCTTCCGGTGCACGAGCTGCGTAGAGCAATCCCCGGATGACCTTGGCGTCGGCGAGATGTCTTCCGAAGCCGTCCGCGAACGTGATGAGCCAAGTGAATGTGAGGCGTTCGGTGTCGGTCTGCATCACATCCCGGATGATCGGGTTGTGGACGATCTTGCAGTTCACGATGCGACCGTTCGCCATATCATCGTCCGGCCCGTATCGACTTGCCTCGTCCGCCTCGGTCTCCTTCGTACCGACCATTGATCTGACGGTCCAGGAGTTCGTAGCACGCGGTGCGCCGTGCCATGAGTTCCACTACCTCGCCCCGCTTGTGGATCAGTTCTCGCAAGTCAATGCGCTCCCGGGATAGCCGTTCGAGTGACCACCCGGAATAGTAGTCCTTCCACTTCGCCAGCGTCCGCTTGTACTCATCCGTCGTCTTGTCGATGGCCACGATGGTTCCTTTTCGAGAAAGAAGAAGGGGACGGTGCGGCAGCCGAGCGGCTTACCAGAGGGCATGAACATGAATCCCCGAACCGTGCTCTCGGGTTTGAGTGAACGCTAAGGCTTCATCGTTCATCGGCTGAAACCTGAGTCCTCAGTCCTGAGTCCTGAACGCTACTCGTTGCACGTTGAGCTTTTCGTGAGTCGTAGGTCCGTAGGTTTGACCTACCACGTATGCTCCTTAGGCATATGCTCATCCCTGAGCGGTCAGTGCTCCTGTTATCCCATAGGAGCCCGGGCATGTTCGTTCCTGGTTTTCGCCGCGTCGTCCCCATGGAAGACTACTCGACCTCGATCTCTGTTTTCGCGTTCACCTCCGAGAGCGCGAAGTCGACGTTCTTGAGGAAGTCCTCGATGCTCTCCTTCAGCACGGCGATCCTCTTCTCGAGGTCGAGGGGGTCGGCGAGCTTCATCTCGTTGGCTTCGATGAACGGCTTGGCGATCGCTTCGTAGTCGCCCTCCGATGGTCTCTTGTCGCCGCCCAGGTTTTTCTCGAGCATCGTGGCGACCTGAGACTGGAGGGCCGCCTGCTCCTTCTCGATGACGGCTTGAGCCTGCCGGAATTGGGTTGTCATCTGAGCGAGGAGCGCCCGGGGCAGTTCGATGGACCGCTTCCGCTCGATGGCCTCAGCGACGGTCATCGTGACCTTGCCGATGTCCACCTGGGTTAGGGCGTTTGACTTCGTGATGACAGACCGGATGTTGGCTCTGCGCTCGATGAGGTCCTGGACCTGGGTGAACGCCGCCTTGGCCTCCTTCTCGAATGCCTCCGTTGGCTTGTTCGTGCGACGCGTGATCTTCCGTCGGTTCTGGTAGAGATCGACGAAGACCGCTGCCTCAGTCGCGTCTTTGATCCGCTTCTCGAGGAGTTTCAACTCCGCGAGTGCTCTTGTGATGGTCATGTTGTTTCCTTTCCTTTCAGCCGGAGCCGGAGCCGTAGCCGTCGCCGGAGCCGTAGCCGTAGCCGGAGCCGTAGCCGGAGCCGTCGCCGGAGCCGTAGCCGTCGCCGGAGCCGTCGCCGGAGCCGGAGCCGTAGCCGTCGCCGGAGCCGTAGCCGTAGCCGTCGCCGTCGCCGTAGCCGGAGCCGGAGCCGTAGCCGTCGCCGGAGCCGGAGCCGTAGCCGGAGCCGTCGCCGTAGCCGGAGCCGTCGCCGGAGCCGCCGGAGCCGTAGCCGGAGCCGTAGCCGGTTACTTCGTCCATGCCGCGGCCTCCAGCACTTTCACCGCTTCCGGCTCACACTCGATCACCTCGATGGCCTGCGTCAGCGTGATCGAAACACGTTCGGCGATCTTGCTCCCGACGCCGACGCCATGCAGCGCGATCTCGCTGAGACTGTTGGCGCCTTTCCAGGACCAGATCCGCCGCGATCGTTCAAGTACCACCTCCTGCCCCACGCGGGATGTGAGGTAGCCGAAATGCACTCCCGCCGAGTACGTGCGGACTATCACCGGCCGCCCGCCCTTCGCCGTCTTTGCCTTGATGCTCATGTCTTCTGTCCTCCTAGTACTACCTTCTCTCTATATTCACCACACTCTTCGTGCCGTTGTGTGGTGAGCCATGCTCCCCTGGGGAGGAGCGTACTGCCCATGATGATGCCGGGTGATGCCTGGTTCGGTGGGTACCGACGGCACTGGCCGAACTCGGTCATGTCCTGCCACCGGAACCAGAACTCGCATGTCTCGCACGTTGGTCTTGACGTTGGCACTCTTCGATTCTCCTTTCGCTGGGTCGCTTCCCCACTCCATCGCGCACATGCCACAGCGGTGCCGCCCGTGGTGGCCGAGATGCTTCATGCACTGGCATCGGTCTACCCTGGGATCGTACTGGTACTCAGCGAGGCAGAACTCCTCGTCGGTCACGGGTTGTCCTTATCGTGGACAATCCGGTGGAATACCTTGCCTGGAAGGAATGCAATGACCTCCCATGCGTCCTCAATGTTCAGGCATCGTCGGTTTCTGTCGAAGCGCCATATCATCCACAGCCAAGGACCAGCAACGATAGCGAAGAGGACCCATGATACCACAAGAACCACTGGCAGCAACAGAACCGTGACGATGAGCCCTATCATGCCTCCTGGTCCTCTTCCTCCGTGGTCTCCACCACCTCAGCCTCGATGGCCGCGGCCTCACCCTCCGGTACCGCGAGTGGCACAAGGTCCTCGGCCTTGACCATCGCCTTTGCCTCCTCGATTTCCTTGGAGGTGTCCACGGCTTTGACCACCCGGAGGTCGTCGATGCTCTGCGGGGCGTACTTCACGGCCTGAAGCAACACGGTCTTCAAGCACATCGCGTCCTGGTTCTTCTGCCAGGGGCCCTCGGGGTTGTTGAAGGTCTTGGAGTACCGACGTCCGTGGGCAAGGCACGCCTCCTTGGGGAGGTACACGAAGTCGTAGCCGCCGTTGACGAGTTGGTAACCCGCCCAGTAGCCGATGACCTCGCCGCGGTCTCCTGGCGCGGGCCGGTGGTTCAGTCGGTTCTCAGGGAAGCCGCGCGCGTACTCGAACGAATCGTGCTCGTGGACTACGCCGCCGGTGATGACCCGGTACTGCCCGGTCCGATAGCAGTGCTCGATCACTCCACCGTACATCCGCTGGTACTGCGCCTTGGTGACCTCGTGGTCCTTGTAGGGTACGATGCACGCCTTGCGGCCGTCGGGCTCGAGGCCGTCCGCCGCCGCCTTCATAATGGAGAGCATGAGGGACAGGGGCTGGGCCGCGGACAACTTCGGGTTCTGTGCGAGTACCTCGACCGTGAGCCGGGCGAACCGGCGGAAGTCGAGAGTGTTCGGGAGGAGGGACTCTACGGACTGCCGGTTTTTGGCGAACCACTCCTTGAGTCCTCCCTTGAAGGACGTGGGTTGGGCGACTGCCTGCTTCTGCTGCTGAACCGCCGGGACCTGTGCCCCTCCCTGCTTCGGTGGTTCGGTCTTGGTCTGCTGCACCGGGCGCGGCACAGCGTTCGTTCCGTCAGTCTTCATGGTTCCTCCTACTCCTGCTCTGTTTCGTTCGGTTCCAAGGTTCGCATAGGGTGGACCTTTGGAACTGAATCTCGAATCAAGACGTCGAGTCTATTCACATCCATGCCAAGGATGACAGAGGCCAGAAGCATCCGTGCGCCGCGGCTCTGGAATCTGTACTCCCATCCGCACGAACATGGCGTATTCCAGCATTTGGCGCAATCAGACAGAGCCACGCTCAGCCCTCCTCTGCTTCGTTCGCGCCGACTTCCTTCACGTTCAGTCGGCCGGTCCGAACCTCCTGCGTCTTGTACTCCTCCGCCAAGTCCGCGTGGTCTTTGGCGAACCGCTTGGAGTCGAACCGCTTCGTGGTCCACCGGCTCCAGGTGATCTGGTAGGGGCCTGCCTTGGCGACCTTGGCCTCCCCCATCGTTGCCTCGATGCGCTGCTTCGCCTTCTCGGCTACAGCCCCGGCAGCCTTCTCGTCCTCCTTCGCCTCCATGTACTCTTCGACGATGGCCTGAACATCTTCGTCCAGCACCGGCACCGGGTCCTGCTCGACGGCATCCTTGTACAGCATGGTGAGAAGATCGCCGTCGATCGAAAGGCCGATCGGGTCGGGCATCTTGCCCGGGACGATGTAGGTCTCCCAGAATCGCTGCTCCTCCTCGAGCATGTACTTGATGAATTCCTCGTTCCTTGGGACGTATCGCTCGACGAGGTGACGGCCGAGAAGGGCCACGATCCAGAAGCCGGGGAGCCCCAGGAGCGCCATGTAGTGCTGTACCTGGGCGTAGTAGGGATCGGGTACCTCGTTGGTGCCCCACACCTTGGCGTACTCGGAGCCGGTCTTGATCTCGAGACCGAATCGGCCCAGGTCCCCGGTTAGATAGGCAGGATAGAACACAAGCCCGTCCACAGTCCCCCCGAGCCACTCGAGTTCGGGGTGGCGATAGAGCTTCGAGTCGCTCTCTACCTTCCACTTCGGATGCCGGGCCTGCCACTGGTCCCGGATCACGGGCTCGAGGATGCGTCCCCAGAGCATGAACTCGTTGTCCTCGGGTTCGTACAGTCCCTTCTTGCTACAGTACACCGATAGAGGGGACGCATACTGGGACATCCCCAGGATCGCCCCCGCATCCGAGCCGCCCAAGTAAGTGCGGCGGAGCTTCTGGAACTCCTCCGGAGTGGGGTTGTCGCCGATGATCCTTGCTTCGTTCACAATCTCGATTGCCATGGGTTCCTCCTTGACACGGCTATGATGCGCTCGGACAGCTTGGGTGTCTCTCGTTTCGTGGCTCGCTCCTCGCCTTTGGGTGTCTCCCCCTGCATGGCTCGCTCAAGCTCCGTGGGTGTCTCGTACATCGTGGCTCGCTCGCATGGCATGGGTGTCTCTCCCAGTTTGGCTTGTTCATCAGTTGGCAAGGTTGCTCAGGATCACCCTCTGGGTCGTCTCCTTGAGCCACTCCGAGAGAATCGACCCCACTTGGGTGCCGACTTCGACCTTGTTGAGGCTCACCAGAGCTCTGAACTTGCGCCAGTCTTCCTCTGGCATTCGGATGGCCACAGAATGAAACGGGCGTATCTGCGTGTTGTTGCTCATAATGTAAGTCTATCACCTTTCATCGTTCGTTGTCAAGGGGCACTTATGGGCCCGGGGTCGCCCCCGTCAGTCTACGCCCCCGACCTTGGCGTCGATCATCCGGCACACCTCGCGCCAAGCCTCCCCCATGTCCCAGCAGACCTTGCTCGCATGCGGATCCCGGTGCATGTCGTCGAAGTACCGGGCTCGCTGGTAGGCTTGGAAAAGACGATCCTGCCAAACGACGAGCCAGTCCCGAGCCGAACCGATGTGGTCATCAGCCATGAGGTTCCTCCTGTGAAATCGCCCCCAGCCCTATTCGAGCTGGAATGTCACCGTCTGTCCGCAGTGAAGCGTGAGCCATTCGTCTCTTGAGGCAGCATCGGCAGAGTCTTGGATTTCCCCGAAGAGAGGGCACCAGTCCCCGCAGTTTTGCGCCACCGTAGGTATCGCGCTAAACGGGCAGTATTGCTCCTTGAATTGCGCCCCGCGACGCACCTCGAGGTTGCCGTGCCGAATCCGTGCTGTTAGCATATTCGCCTCCCCCGCAGATTCCCCCTCTGGAGCTCCCTCAGGAGCCACTCTCGCTCCTCCCGATCCCACAGCGGGAGCCGACCGCTGATGTCGAGCGGCGGGTGTTTCCTGCTTGCGCCCCCGTTCTTGAACGTGATGGCGCCTTGGTGAACATGAAATGAGTGCATCATCGTCTGTACCTCCACGAGCCAGGAGGGGGAGTCGGATCCCCGTAGACCGGTTTACAGGACCGGCGCACGACCACTGTGCGATCCTGGCATGCGCCCCCGATGATGGGGGCAGTGTATCACTCCGCCCCCGTCTCTCCCCCTTCCTTCCCCGTGCAATTGGTCGCTACCGCTTCGCCCCCGATGTCGATTTCATTCGGCATGGGGCGCGTGGTCACGTCCACCTCGGCCCCGCACACCGTGCATGTGCCGCGCTAGATCGAGCTGTACTCGCCGTGCCACGGGGCCGCCCATCGCAGGCTATGCCCCCGTGCTGCCGCCCCCGCCTCTCGGCGTAGTGTTCCCAGACTTGCCATGGTTCTCCCCCTTATTCCTTCAAGCCAGAGAGGGCCAGCTCGACATTATGGTGTGAGTACTTCGCGCCGTCCGGTGTTCGCGCGAGTCCTGACCGCGCGGCGAACATGTTTGCGGCACGGTGTACGCTCTTAGTCGTTTGAATGCATTCCATCGCGAGACGGTACAAAGGCTCATCGTTGCCGATCCATAGTGCCACGTTCCACGCGGTCCACGATTCGTGGCCGTTATACGGCTTGCTTGCCATGATTCTCCCCCTTGCCTAGTAGTTTCGCGTCACGAGCCGGTCAAAGAACTCGCGCGCCTCCGGTTCCAATCCATCGCCCCCGTGTTCGCGGACCGATAGTCCGGGCCGGTAGCTTTTCGCCGCCAGCTTGCCAAGGAGCGCATAGGCGCGTGACCATTGGCCTCCGTGGTAGTCTGCCGCGTACGCGTAGCATGCATCGTACGTCGCGAATCGTTTGGCGATGTAGTCCTCACTCTCGCGATTGTCCCCCAGGTTCATGTTGTACCCCCGTGTCTAGATTGCCGACGGCCTAGGCCGGGGAATCGGACCCCGGCGCCACCGCTACTAGGCTAGTGCTTCTAGAGTCGCCCCGCAGTAGATCGCGCCCACCCCCGGCCCCGCGTGGCGCCCGCGGAAAGAGCTGGCCCGAACGTGTCTTTCTCCCCCGCACAAAGGGCATCGGTAGTCAAACACGGTTCGCCATGGGGGTTGAAAATCCCGGACCTTGTGAGAGCCTATCGGACGCGATAGGTCGATCACTCCTGGACACATTGCAGTTTTCATCATTCGCCCCCGTTGTTGAGATCGCCATACGCCGATTGGATGACAGTTTTCTGACAATCCTCGCAGAGAAGGTCCGGCCCCTCGTAATAGGGCTCGGCGGCAATGACAGCCTGAGTATCATCGGTCTCTAGACCCGCGCATCGCGCGCAGATTGTGAGACCGTCGTGAGTGTAGTACACCACGGGGTAGCCCCCGTCGATAGTGGTCGCGTACCCCCCGCGCGCCGTTTTGTACAATTCCAGCTTCATAGTGATACCCCCATAGCCCGGGCGCCGAGTTGAACGGCGCCGTGGAACAGTCCCGGGCTACTCTGCTTCGGTTTCCTCGCCTTGCGCTTCCAGAGCTGCCACTCCAATCAGATACTCATGCTCGGTCAGATGATCGACTTGCGCGAATCCTTCGTTGGTGTAGCTGAGGGCGAGGTATGCGCAATCAGGGTCCAGCTCGAAAGCGCGGCGCATCTCGGGCGTGACGGTCCAGATGTCGAGCGGTACGTCCCCATCGTACACGGTCTC